AGTGAATAATGTGATTGATGATGTTTGTTTGTGAAAAGGTGATTTTGTTATGACTATTGGTACCCGTGAAGACCTGCTTGCTGCCCTTCGTGCCGCTGATACGAATGGTGGTGTTTTTCGTAAGAAGGATGTTTTTGCCATCGCCCACCCAATGGGCATTGAGAAGTTGAATTGGCTCCTCTCGAAGGAGAATGTCGTTTCTCGTGGTGTTTACAATCTCTCGGCAGAAATGGCTGGTGTGGCACCCGCTGCACCCAAGCCTCGGCCTGTCGCTGAGATTGTCTCGAAGCCCGTTGCTAAGACGGTAATCCAACCTAAGCTGGAAGTCATTGTGGACAACCTGGTTCCTCGTCTTGATGCGACCTACGTTCCGTTTGGCTTTTACGCGGACCTTACCAAGGTTCTCAAGGCAGAAGCCTTCTATCCTACGTTCATCTCTGGTCTGTCTGGTAACGGTAAGACTACGATGGTCGAACAGGCTTGCGCTAAGTTGAAGCGCGAATGCCTTCGCGTCAACATCTCGGTAGAAACCGATGAAGATGACCTGATTGGTGGCAACACCCTTGTCGATGGTAACGTAGTGTACCGCGAAGGTCCTGTCCTCACTGCCATGAAGCGTGGTGCAATTCTTATTCTTGATGAAATCGACCGCGGGTCGAATAAGTTGATGTGCATCCAGGCTATTCTGGAAGGCAAGCCTTACTTCAATAAGAAGACTGGCGAGACTGTCTTCCCCGCTAAGGGCTTCAACGTGATTGCAACGGCTAACACCAAGGGTCGTGGTTCCGACGACGGTAAGTTCATCTCAGCCCAGATTCTTGATGACGCCTTCCTTGAGCGTTTCGCCATCACAGTCGAGCAAGAATACCCATCGGCCAAGGTCGAAAAGAAGATTGTCATGAACAAGATGGAAAAGGCTGGTGCGATTGATGAAGAATTCGCCGACAACCTTGTTACTTGGGCTGAAATCATCCGTAAGACTTTCTACGATGGTGGTATTGACGACCTGATTTCTACTCGCCGTCTGGAACACATTGTCAACGCCTTCGCCATGTTCAAGTCTCGCCAAAAGGCAGTTGAACTCTGCGTTAACCGCTTTGATGCTGATACCAAGTCGGCGTTCCTCGACCTCTACACCAAGGTCGATGCCAAGGTAGATACTGGCCCTACCGATAACGTCAATGAAGACGCATTTTTTGAAGAAACCCCATTCTAAGGAGAACCTATGACAATTAAGTATAAGTATAACGAAGGTGACCTGCTTCGGCAGGTTACCGAATACGTGAATTCAACGTATGACCAACATTACTCCCAGACCAAGTTCCAAGCTACCGAATTCATTATTGATGGTGGTCATGGCGTAGGCTTTACGATTGGAAATATCATGAAGTATGCCCAGCGTTACAGTCATAAGGGAACGCCCGAAGATTGGCGTAAGGACCTCATGAAGGTCATTCACTATGCCATCATTGCTCTACATGTTCATGATAAAGCACAACAGCCTAGTCTAGCAGACCTTTTCAAAGATGCCAAGATAGAACCTGTTACTTTAACTGGTGTATTGCCAACTACGATATCTGGTGGTACGATTTCTGCTACTTTGCCCACCCCTACCCCCGACTGGTCAACATATAATATGGGTACCACTTCTCTCTTGACAACTGACACAAATTCTAGTATAACTGTTACTGGTACTAAGACCAAAAAGAAAAAAGGTTAATATATTATGAAAATTTCCAACGAAACACTTTCCCTTCTCAAGAACTACGCTGGCATCAATACAAATATTCTGTTTCGGCAGGGTAATGTTATTGGTACCGTAAGTCCTGGGAAGAACATCTTTTCACGCGCCACGGTCACTGAAACCTTTCCGCGTGAAATTGCCGTCTATGACCTGAACAGCCTTCTGGCACTTCTGACCCTTATGGAAGATCAGGACGTAGATTTTGGCGAGAACAGCATCAAGGTTAGTAAGGATGGGTCGAAGTTCGAATACTTCTATTCTGATCCTGGCACCGTGACCGCTGCTCCCGACAAGAACCTTGAGATTGAACCTGTGTGGTCGTTCGATCTTTCATCGGATGAAATCAGTATGATTCTCCGCGCCGCATCAATCACCTCGGCACCAATCATCAGCATTGTATCGGATGGCGCCCAGGTTCAACTCAAGGTTGGCGACCCCACCAATTCATCGGCAAACTCCTACACTAAGACTATCAGCACCGATGCTGCTCCTGTGTTTGATTGTCGAGTGAAGACCGAGAACCTCAAGGTCCTGTCTGATAACTACACTGTCACGCTTGGTAAGAAGCGCGCCATGGAGTTTAAGAGTAAGGGTCGTGAACTCGTTTATTATATTGCCATGGACCCTGCGTCCTCTATCTAAGGTGATATAATATGATTGTGACCTATCTGCCATGGCTAATGTCTTGTCTGACAATTTGGATGACACTACTTGCTGGAAACAACCATCCACGTGCCTGGGCAGTAGGTCTAGTCAATCAAGTGTTTTGGGTGACATGGATTATTGCTAGTCAAACTTGGGGATTAATTCCTATGAGTATTGCACTAGGTATTGTTTATGCACGTAATCACTTCAAGTGGAATCCGACAGAAGATATTAAGTAAAATTTAAGGAGATATAATATGACTAAGTTTGAATTTACCTTTAATGCCCGCATCCCTTATGATGCAGAAGAAGACCCTCGCGATGTAACCATTGCGTTTACCACGGGTGACCTTGATGAAGTTGTTCGCCAGTTCAACAAGCTCCTCATTCTTAATGATTTCGACGCACAGGTGGCGATTGTATAATGGCTGAGAAGTTTAAAATTAAGCACAAATGGGATGATGAAGCAAGCGAACAGGAACTACCTGAGATTGTTCCTGCTGTAGTCTTTAAGACCCGTGTCCGCGATAACTCAATTGAAGGTCCAAATCCATTCCGTTGGGAAGATAAGACAACCTATGATTACTTTGCTGGTAAGCGTGTAGTTCTGTTCTCTCTTCCTGGTGCATTCACACCGACATGTTCTACCATGCAACTTCCTGGTTTCGAACAGAACTTCGCGGAGTTTAAGGCCCTCGGTATCAAGGACATCTACTGTGTATCTGTCAATGATTCGTTTGTCATGAATTGCTGGGCCAAAGATCAGAAGATTAAGAAGGTCAAGATGATTCCTGATGGTTCTGCTAAGTTCACTGGTAAGATGAAAATGCTTGTGGAAAAAGACAACCTTGGTTTTGGTCATCGTTCGTGGCGCTATGCATGTGTTGTGAACAACGGTCAGATTGAGAAGTGGTTCATTGAAGGTGATGTTGTTGAAGATAACATCGATTCAGATCCTTATGGTGTAACTTCACCTGAGAATATTCTTGACTGGTTGCGCAACAACTGATATAGTGAATGCTGGTCACTAAGCCAGAGTCCGTGGATGCACTAACATCGCGACGGACATTTTATTTTATTATGGAGAATGAATATGCGTGAAGACTTCCTCTGGGTTGAGAAGTATCGTCCTCGTAAGCTGGACGATTGTATCCTTCCCGACGAACAACTGAATACCTTTCGCCAGTTTGTGGCGACTGGTGAGATTCCCAATATGCTCCTCTGTGGTTCGGCTGGTGTAGGTAAGACTACCATCGCCCGAGCCATTTGTGAGGAACTGGGGTGTGACTATATCGTTATCAACGGTTCAGAAGAATCTGGTATCGATGTTCTGCGCACCAAGATTCGAGAGTTTGCATCCTCTGTCTCGTTTAGCGGCAAGACTAAGGTTGTCATTCTAGACGAAGCTGATTATCTAAATCCAAACTCTACACAGCCAGCCCTTCGTGCCTTCATTGAAGAGTTTGCCAACAACTGCCGCTTCATCTTTACCTGTAACTTCAAGAATCGCATCATTGCACCTCTGCATAGTCGGACTGCGGTGATTGAATTCAAGTTGACTAAGGCTGACCGACCCAAGATGGCTGGTCGTTTCATGAAGCGCCTCGGTGACATTCTTGAAGCCGAGAATGTGCAGTATGATGACAAGGTTGTAGCCGAAGTCCTCAAGAAGCACTTCCCTGATTATCGCCGTGTTCTTAATGAACTCCAGCGTTACAGCGTAAGTGGTACTATCGATGCTGGCATTCTAGCCAATGTCCAAGAAATCAACATGAAAGAACTGGTCGATGCCCTGCGTGGTAAAGACTTCAAGAAGGTCCGTCAGTGGGTCGTAGATAATATCGATAACGATTCCGGTATCATCTTCCGCAAGATTTATGATACCCTTCTTGATGATGTTAAATATCCTGCGGCTCTTATCGTTCTCTTGGCCGACTATCAATACAAGTCTGCTTTCGCTACCAATCAAGAAATCAATCTCGTAGCCTGTCTGGTTGAGATTATGGCTGGAGTGGAGTGGAAGTAATGGATGGTATTCTAGAGGGTCTTGGTGATCCAAAGGTAGAATATAAGCCAGAAGATTATGTAGAGAAAAAAGCTAAGATTTCTCCCTTTGATTTCATCAACGATATTAACCATAAGAAGACCAATCTCATAGTAGATGATTGGTCAGAGAAACAATACAACCCTTGGATTATCAATCGTGGGCTGAGTTTCAGTGCCGATACTGTTATTCCAGCCAACGAGATGAACTGCCGTCCACACCTTGACAAAGCTCTGCAAAATACTTTTCTTATAAATACAATTAGGTCTAGAAAGCGTTTTGATAAATGGATCAAAATCGAAGACGATGCCGAAGTTGAGATGATAAAGGAGTATTATGGCTATAGCAATGAAAAGGCTAGTCAAGCTCTTACAATTCTCTCCGAAGAACAAAAAAAATATATAAAAGAGAAATTGTATAAAGGTGGTAGAAAATGAGCGAAGATTTTTTTGATATTAACTATCCAGGGTATGCACCCTTGGAAGTTAAGTTGGAGAATCCAGACGACTTTCTAAAGGTTCGTGAAACTCTTTCACGTATTGGGGTAGCGTCTCGTAAGGATAAGATTCTATATCAGTCATGCCATATCCTTCATAAGCAGGGTAGGTATTTTATTGTTCACTTTAAGGAACTCTTTGCCCTAGATGGTAAAGATGCGGACTTTAGTGACAATGACTTGCAACGTAGAAATACCGTTGCGCATCTGCTTTCGGATTGGGGTTTAATTACTATTCTCAATCCAGAAATTCATGAGGACAAAGCTCCTCTAAATCAAATCAAAGTAATTGCTCACAAAGAAAAGAACGACTGGGAACTTATCCAAAAGTATAACATCGGTCGTAAAAAGTAATTGACTTTCTTCTAAAAGTATAGTATAAATAAAGTGTGTCATGCTTCGGATGACACACTTTTTTTAACTCGCTTAATAGGAGCAAAATATGAAATTTGATACAGTAAATCTTCCACACATGGA